TAATATTGATAAGGCCGATCTTGATATAATGAGAGACTTTTTAGATGGTCACTCAAAAGAAGTTGTTGATTTTTTTAATTCTACTGTGAGGAACTTGCCATTACCAAGTTGGAGAGGAAATGATACGTTGTTAGCAATTGCAGCAGATGATTGATGAGGACATAACATACTGCTATTATTTCGTGTGGGAAAATTGGAAAAGAAAGTAATATGGATGAATGGAATGTAGAGATTTCAGATGAAGTTAAATCAAGAATAATCAAAGCTTTTATGGATGAAGGGATGACTGATCAAGGTATGGTGATGATTCCTCTAACATATCAAGAAAGCTTGGAATATCAAATACAAGAACTTCAAGTTGATCTGATGCTGATGCGTGAAAGGATAATGAAAAAGTATTGTGTGTGAAAGAGCTGGTGGATGATAATAATATGCTGCATGTTGAGGGTGAGGTAAAAGAGATCATCATTCCAGGGACAAATAAAAAGAGGAAGCTCTGCGAATGAGCTTCCTCTTGCTGTAACTATAACGGCCCTAATCGGGACATTAAGTCCTAAGCTTTTCTGAACGTCTTTCGACTTGCTACGCTACCTTATCAGGCAGCAATAGCCATACTTTCGTTGTTATTTGTGGAGTTGCTGGTATCGAAACCAGGTCACTACATAAATATATGCAGTTCTAAATCCAACATCAACCCCTTAGTTAAATATACTATGCTTTATTCAAAAAAGCAAACTCTTCACCTGCATCAAATCTCGGACAAGTCTTGGTCCATTCATCTGGTTGGATGATACCATCACCGTCCTCATCAGGAGAGAGGTCCCTATGCCCCAATATCTCAGCTTCTGGGTACATAGCCTTCATAGTTCTTACAACGGCAGTAATGGCCTCTTTCTGTGCCTCTGTGCGGTCATCTTCATACTTTCCTCCGATGTAGCTTATGTGAATTGAATGAGAGTTGTGTCCACGCACGCCATTTGCTATCCCCTCAATTGGGTGCAAGTTATGAATCTTGCCATCAGCTTCAATCAAAAAGTGATAACCAGGGTTCTTCCAACCAAGGTTGTGCTTCCAGAATCTTTTGATTCCTTCAACTGTAGCATCTTGATCAGTAGCTGTTGTATGACATACGATGTATTTAATCTCTCTCATCTGCAAATAGGTTATCAAGCTCTTCCTTGAGCTCGCATTTCTTCTTTCTAATTTCTTTGATGTCCAAGTTCTCAAGCTGCTCCATATGCTCACGTATCTCATCTCTGGTCATATCAAGGTGACCATTCAAGAATACTGTGAACACTTCATTCACTTCTGAAGCAAGTGCTTTGCGTAGTTTTCCTCTACTTTTATTGTTCTTCATTTTCATGTTGTTCTCCTTTAAATTTCTTTAAGGCAGCGATGCACTTATACATCAACGAAACATTTTCACGCTCGATTTCTCTTATCTCATTATTCTTTGCTTTTAGCTCAGTTTCAAGAGTTCCTATTTTTTGCCATAGCTTTAATACGATGATCAAAAGAATTGGAAGCACACCAAATTGGCTTATGTAATTTAATAATTCTGCTATTTCCATATTATGCTTATTTATGCATCATCTTCTTCGATGCCTTTATACTTCTTTGTTTTCTTCTTTGATCTTTTCTTTGGTGACTCTATGGCCTCCTTAAGCTCATCTGAGGCACTTTTAGTCTCCTCTTTTTCCTTTGGTTCTTGGATTGTTTCGCCATCTCTTGCTGCTCTTCTTTTAGCACGAATATAAGCGTCAATTCCAAATTGTTTGTAGTCTTCTAATTTCATAGTCATTTGTTTTATATCATTAACATATCGTTATTATACCCAGCATCATCGTTTGGAATCATATCCACCACCTCTGAATCAGTATTTGCATCTGCAGTAAACTCAGGTAACTTATCCTTGTTTAAAATCAGGTGCTGCACAAGCCTTTTTTGATAGAATTCTGCCTTTTGATCATAGTGACGTTTCATCATAACAACTTGCTCTGCTTCTGCAGGCTCTGAGTTCTCACCATTTTGAGTGGAAAGTCCTTTATTCTTCAATTGGTATGTAAGTGCATATACAGCATCTGCTGCTGCTCTCCAAGCTACAACGGGTTGAATTTTTTCTACCAAAGTAATCTCATCCGCATTCAAAGTTTGTGAGTTGTATGCACTAAGAATATGGTTATAGAAATATGAACCAAGCAAAGGCTGGACGTACATCTCTGATGACGTACCAACGAATGGTATAATATCTTTAGCAGAAACATTCTGCGTAATTGGTGAATTGCTTACTAGGTAATTCTGTGTTATAAAGTAGTCCATTTTTAATCTAATTTAAGTATTTCTTCTGCTGCATCAGCCCCAATTCCATAGGCAAGAAGCCTTGTTTTGGCCACAGCTTTGTTTAGCTTGCCTCTTTCGAAGTCACGAACGATTCTATAGATGTCAGCATTCTCGCTTGCAGATAACCCTCTTAGGTTATCGTTTACTTCAAGCTCAACTCCATCAACTGAATCAGTCTCAGCATCTACATCCTCTGTTTTTTCTTGTATTTCGCCATCAACTATCTGGTAATCTGCAAGAACGAAGTCTCCCTTAATCTCAAACATCATCATTAGGTCGTTGAATATATCTTCGATGATCTCTCTTACTGGCGCAACATAATTCTTCTCAAAAGCAGCAACGGCTTGTGGAAGTTCAAGTCCAGAACCAAGCTTTCCACTTACACGAATACCCATAATCATAGGGTCAATCTGGTGTGCCTGGCATATTCTTGAATCCATACGCTCATCTGTTTGCATCATAAGGTTATCATTACCACTCGTTTGAACAGTATCAATCTCTGGCATCATCTCTTTGTTATCGGCTGTTAATACCCACACGAATCCTGCATCATCTGCACCTTTCTTTCTGGTTAAAGCTTCCTTGAAGTCATCTGCTTCTTCTTGGTTGTTAAATCTCTTTGGTCTTTTAACGATCATAGAAGGGAATATAGATTCCTGTATGTTGCTTTTATGAAGGTTTGAAGCCTCACCATCAAGGAATATCCAGTTGTTAGCTGAAATGGTCATAGGAAGCGAGTATATGTCTTGCCCTGGTCCTTCATCTTGATATACAAATAACTGCTTTGGCTTTCTTGAGCCTTCTTTATATACTGGAATTTGATATATGCCAATTTGTTTTGACCAGTCTCTTGAAATGAATCCCACTTGCTTTGCAGCATCCAGTCTTACTTTCTCTGGGTCAACACGTTCAACTTTCAGCTTCTTTCCAGTCTCTGGGTCAACGTGAACGATGAAGAATATCTGATTATGGATGATAAAATCCCTTGTAATCTGAGGTACAATCTTCTTAAGCTTGTTTCTTTTGATGAAATACTTAAGATCAGTCTGAGCCTTCACATCAGCATCTCCATTTTGAATCTCGAATCCACCTCCAGCAATAGCATTCTTTTTGAATTCTATGATACCTCCATGTAGAGGAGAGGTGTAATAAAGCTGATTAAGAACCTGCGGAAACAAGTTATCAGAACCGAATCTAACAAAGCCTGAGTGGCCTATATAGTCATCAGAAATGAATGGCTTGGTCAAGTCACCTTTGCCGACCTTTAGGAAAGGAGTTGAAAAGCTTTGCTTGCCAAATGTGGGCCTTGAATCTGTAGGCTTATTTGCAGCTTTTAATTCTTGTTTTTTATTTCTATTGAATAATCCCATATCTTAATTATAAATATTTTGTGTGTTTAACTTATCGTCATCTGACATCTCCACAACCAATCTACCACTCTCGATTATGCTGCCTGTTGTAGCACTTATAGAGAGCGTTGATGCAGTAGCTTCATATACCTCATACCTATATTGTCCACCATCAAGGTTTAAAGCCACGGAAGTACCTCCTGTGGTCGAACCTGAGCTGCTAAGCTCAATATCAAACATATCATATCTATTGGTATAGCTTGAATCGTTTGAAGTGGTGAAGAATATCTCATCCTGATTCGGAAAAGTCTGAAACTCATTAATGAATACAAAAAGAAACTCAGGATTGGACAGCTGAGAGCTCTCCGTAAGAGTTAATATAACTGTGTTTATATTGTCTTTCTGCAGGTAAATCATCTTGTTTATATATAATTGTTTTTGACATATTTATTGTTCAACAAAAAAGCTCCCAGGAGGACCCCAGGAGCTTCAAAAACACACTTAATGATTAAGTGTTAGAGTTTTTATATAAGTACAAGCACATCAGCCTCATCCATAAAGTATGAGAGATTCTCAGCCTCCCCTTGGAAGGTGATTGTGTATTTACTTCCCTCAGCTTTAGCGGCACCCGAACCATCTGCTACTGTCTCCAGTTGCATATCTTCGAAGTACACGTACTCTCCTGAGTTCATTTTTACGATTATAGCGAGACGTCTTTGTCCTTCGCCAAGTATATTAATCTTTCTTGATTTGCCAGCATCTCTACCGTGAAGTGGAATTGTGATCGTTTTGTTATAAATCACGGCTCCAGCATTATCTCTCGTGTAGTCTTCAGTATAAGAACCTGAGTTCTTTCTGAATTCAACAGTCTCAAGTGTAGTAGAGGCAGATAAACTCATAGTCCAAGCAGTTGTGTTTGGAGTTTCGGTTACGATGTTATCTCTATCAGTAAGATAGACTGCATCAATACCACCTATGGTTTTGTCCCCGCAATCAAATAAGATTGATTCAACATTATTACAAGCCATTTTTTCTTAGTTTTATTTGTTAATATTCAAAAAAAAATGGAGGAGTATTTGACCCCTCCACTTAATTTATTTATCTATTGTGTCTATCTTACAGTCCGTAAGTAACGAATTCTTCTACGTTAACATAGTCAACACCGAATGTGAAGTCAGAGATAGTTCTCAACTTTCTGTCACCAGTTGTTGCCTTCATATTGATCGTGATCAATTCAGAAGCTGGAGATACAAGGTCAGTTAAGAATACAAAGTTAGATTCTCTTGAAGAGATCATAGTGTCGTTTGACATACCCTTTGCTTCAACAAGTCTCATATCTATGAAGTTCATATCTGGAACTCTGTTCACGTAAAGCTCAGCAGATGCAGAAGCAACAGCTACTCTAAACGCTTGAGCTACATTTGAAGAAACGAAGATAACAACGTTGTCTTTATCAAGCTCTGAAGGAATCAAGTTGTAAACTTTTGTAAGCTCATCAATTACGTTTGAAGCAGTTACAGTTGTACCAGCCTCGCTAAGAGTTACACCAGTATCGTTACCTAACTTCTTCTCTAAACCGTCACACTTGTTAAGGTAAGTTGTACCTGTAAGTGATGTGTCTCCTCTCCAAGTAAGTCTTTCAAGGTTGTCGTTAAGTTTAGCACCCAATCTTTCGTAGTAGTGTGCAAGGAACTCTGGAGTTAATCCTTGAGTGTTTCCAAAATCAATTGAATTTCCTTTACCCATATACTCAGCAACGAAAGAGTTTTGAAGGTCATATTGACAGATTTCAACACCAACTCCTAACTTGCAAGGCTCCATTTCTTTTGCCCCAAGGTTAGCATCAGTTGCTGCAAAATCACAATCAGCCTCTTGGATGATGTCATTAAACTCAAGTGAACCAACTTTAATCTTACTGTTTACGTTTAAGAATGGTCTAAAGTAAGATGTTGAACGTTCGCTCAAAAGTGCTTTAGAAAACCATTCCTGTGGATTTACAACGTGTGCTGCATTAATAGTATCCACATCTAATTCGAATAAATATTTTTTAGCCATTTTATTTGTTTTAATTTAATTGTTTATATTGTGAAAATGTTCATTTTTAAACATTTCTTGTTAATTTTTACTTACCAAAAGCTTGGTGAAACGCAAGTGCTTTCTTCACTTTTCTTTCGTGAGCACTCATTTCTATTTTCTCATCTTCCTCTTCTTTAGAGTTGATGTCTTCAAGCTTCATTTTAAGATCAGCAATCATCTCTGTGATTCCAGAAAGCTTTTCTTCAACCTTCTTGTCAACCATCTCAGCGATTTTTTCATCCTCCATAGGAGCATCTTCTGCTTTTGGCTCTTCGTCCTTTGGCATATCTTCAGCAGCAACCTCAGCTTTAGGCTCTTCGTCCTTTGGCATATCTTCAGCAGCAACCTCAGCTTTAGGCTCTTCGTCCTTTGGCATATCTTCAGCAGCTTCAACTTTAGGCTCGTCCTCTTTAGGCATATCCTCTGCTTTTACTTCTTCCTTTGGAGCATCTTCTTTAGGCATATCAGCAGCTTCAACTTCAGCTTCAGGCTTTTCATCCTTTGGCATATCAGCAGCTTCAACTTCACCCTTAGGTGCTTCCTCGTTAGATTCTGGCTCTTTGATCTCTTTAATATCTCCGTCTTTTACAACGTAGATTTTACCATCAATCATCCACTCTCCATCTGGAAGGTTAAATTCTTGTTTTTTCATTTGTTCTTTTTTTATGTTATCAATTATATCACCTAAATCTTCATCTATAAGTGACAGGAAGCCCTCTATTGAGAAGGCTGTTCTTTCATTATCTACTATGTCTTTGAAATATTCTTCATCAGTTATCTGAGCTACAATCACTACAGAGCCAACTGGAACCTCGAATTTATACTCATCCTTTATGAACTTTGCTTTGCTCTCAGTATCCACAAGAATGGCCTCCAATATGTATGCTGGAACCTGCTCCTTGCTATGCTCTTTATTGAATACTCCGCTATTGCTTGATAGCTGTTGCATAAACTTCTTATAGATTTCCTCTATCTCTCTCTCTGTGAATACAACTTCGTACTCATATCCGTCCTCATTTCTGTAGACATCTCCAGGTATCATAATAGGAGCAACAACCCTCATCTTAGGCTCATCAGCAAACTTCATCTTCTCTTGCTTTTGAGAAGAGAAAGCAAAACCCTTCACCTTAATGGCAGGATTCTTGACGAAAGCGATCTGGTCAATACCCAGCTCTTCCTCTGAAGTCTCATCATCAATCGTGATGATATATTTATCGAGCTTTTCTTTCTTCATACCATTATTGTTTTCTGTTAAAAAATCGTTCAAAAACAGTTAACTATGTACAAACAATTAACATAGAGTTAAATAAAACACATTAAATATGATTGAGATTGAATTCCCACACAAAACCTATAATGTAATTAACAAGTTCGAGGAGCTATCCATCGACCAATATGAAGAGATAAGCACGATGCTTATGGATGCAAATAAAGATGCATTTGAGAAGCATTTTGAGCTGCTTGTATATCTCGGGGTAGATGAAGATGATGTTGACCTTATGGATATGAAGAGCGTCCTTACCTTTGTAAAGGAGTTCCATTCCAGCAAGCTTGATATACAATTTAAGGATAAGTTTGAGATTGATGGGTATGAATACATAGGCATACCAGAGGGGCACGATAACCCTGTGATCAGTCCAAAGGTCCTAAAGAAGATTGAGCAGCTTGTTAAGAGCAGGCACAAGGGATATATAGCAGAGATATTTGCTGTTATGATCAAGCGTTCTGATCTAAGTGGTAAAGAGCATTATGAAAATGCACACATCAAACAGAAAAGGGACCTTGTTAGAAAGCAACTTGATGCTGCAGACATCCTTCCATATGTTGTATATGCAACGGAGAACATCCTAACCAACATAAAAGATATTACAGATGAGCTTTCTTAATGGTATAGAGCTTCCAGTTGATTGGAGTGATATTACTGTTGATGAATTTAATGAACTGAACTCCATAGATAGAGAAGAACACGGCTTCTTTGGCTATATGTTGGAGAGGTATTGCATTTTGGCTGGTATTGATTCTGATGATGACAGGATTGAAGATGTGCCGATTAAAGAGCTCAATAAAGAGATTACAAAACTCAAGTTCTTGAATATTCAGCCCTCATTTCAGGTGCAAAAGAAGGTCCAGGACAAGAAACTCATTCCATTTAACAAGCTTACACTCGGTGCATTTATAGATTTAGAATATTATATTTAAGATCACGTTAAAAGTATAAGCAAGATATTCGCTGTGCTCTACAGAAACTACAAGCAAGATGAGTGGGGCAACGAAATATATGAGCCATACACATTTGATATGAACGTGAGAGAAGCAGAATTCGATATGATGCACATCAAGGAACTGTATGCTGTTGTTGGTGAATATATCAAGTGGAGAAATCAGCTGATAGATACATATAAGGTTCTATTTGATGGTGGCGAAACAAACGAAGAATTAACAGAGGAAGAAACAGAAGGACTTCAATCCCACGAAATACAACAACTAAAAAGAGATATTGAACGACAAGAGAGTCTAAAGAAGTTCTCCTGGCAAAAGCTTGTGTTTGATCTGGCTGGAGAGGACATAACCAAGATGAAAAGTGTCTTCGAACTGCCTGCCCTGCTTGTGTTTAACAATATGTCGATGAATGCTGTGTTGACGAAAAACAAATAAGCGAAAAATCTGCTGAAACTTTTCACACACCAATTTTGAATAAGGACAAAAATCACCTAAAGTTTTTGACCCAAATCTTACAAGCCTTCATCGAACCCATCCTCAAAGTCCTGCTCTAACTGGTCTCCCATAAAGTCCTCAATAAGGCTCTGAGCCCTCTTGGTATCAAGGAAGTTTTGAAGGAAGTTTCCCTTTTCTAAATATAGAATATACTCCTCTGCATCCAGGTTGATCTCCAGTTTCATAGTCTCAGCATCAAAGCTGTTGTTGAACTTCACGGATTTCAATAGTTTACCAGAAGAAACAAAGCCCTTTTTCTTGATGTAAGATTTAAGGGCCTTGGTTAAGTATGTATTTAGTTGTGTAACTGTCATTAATCAGGTATTGCGCAATCATTATAAGTATCAGCATAGATGTTCAAGTCCATATATACACCTGCCGTGTAGTCATTTGTACCGTCATTCACCCATTCAATTATAGGCGCTTGCCCCTCAAGTACATCGAAATTAGCTGAACCATCCACAAAGTATCTATACACATCGTTGAGCACAAGGTGTGCATCTGATGTGATTGTAAGCCAGTTGCTCCTATCCTTTTGAATTATATCAAGGCAGTAGAACCTCAACCTAAAGATATTCTGGTTATAGCCAAGTGTAGACCCAGGGATAAGCGTAACGAAGAGTATTGGATAGCTCTCGTCCTCTGTAGTGAGAACAGAAAGCTGGTCCTCAGCCTCGAAGAAATACCTCTGGATTACCTTGTGATTACCCGCAAAAGCAGATAACTCGCTATCTAATTGTATTAAACTTATGTCATTCATAATCTTATAGTTGTGCTGATTGTGTTAAATTTTGAACAGTTTGTTGAGTTCCTGTTACTTCGCTTTCAGATACAGTCACCTGGTTATTGATGTTGATGGAATTTCCACCAGCACTTACGTTGTTTGCATCGGTTGTATCACCTTGTCCTGGGTTCTCAAAGTTCACGCTTGGTAATGCTCTTGTTGCTTGTCCTGCACCTCCAGCTGATGCTCCTGCACCAGAAACACCTGCTGCACCACCTCCGCCACCACCTTGGTAGCTTGTAGACTTTATCTTCTTGATATTGGCTGCAGTTGTGGCTGCTACAACACCAGCGTTTATAGCTTTAAGAACAGTACCAAAAGGCTCAGGGATTGTAGATTGAGCTGTTAGGGCGTTGATCACACCTTGAATACCAGCCATCGTTGCAGCGGCAATTTGAAGCTTCTTGTTTCTTTCAAAACCTTGCTTTCTTAATTGCTCTTGTCTCTCTTCATTTCCTTCAGCAGCAGCAATCTGTGCTTCATTTGAAACTTGAGCAAGATTTGTTATTGCGTTGAATGCTCCTTGTGCCTCACCAAGTTGTGATTGAAAGCTTGCTATTTTAGCATCACGAACATCCTTGTTTATTTGCTTGATCTTATCTCCAAGGTTCTTCTCTATTTGTGCTTCTCTTTCAGCATACTCTTGTTTGGTTATTATGCCAGCCTCAAGCCTTTGCTTTTCGATTTCAAGCATTTGCTCAGCTTCTAATTGTGCAGCTTCAGTTGCAGACATACCTTCCTCACCACCCTTAAGAGCGTTGAGTTGCTCTTCTGTATTTTTCTCAAGAGCTATTTTTGCAGCGTTGAATTGCTCCAAAGTGATAAGCTCATTCTCAAGTTGAGTTTTAAGAAGTTCCAATCTTTCATCAGCAGCATCTAAAATATTCTCCTTCTGTGTTAAGAATTGGTTGCCTTCAAATTCAAGCATCATCTCCTTAAGCACTTTTTGAGCCTCTTCCTGGGATTGAATCTTGAGTTTTTTCTTTTGCTTTTCTCTTTCTTCTGTCTTTTCTACAGCCTCATTCTCGATTCTATCAACCTCATCAGCATACCACTTATCCCATTCAATTTTTGCCTCAGCACTCATCTCAGAGAAATCAATATCCTCCTGTTGACGTTCAAGCTTTGTAAGCTGCGCCTCTTTATTTCTCTCAATTTCATCCTCGATCATATCAATCTCGTTGTCCCTTCTCTTACGTTGAAGGTCAATAATGAAATCTGTAGTTCTCTCTTGTCTTTCACGAGCCTGTTTTGCCCATTCTTCCCTCTTGGCTTCAAGCTCTTTTGCTTTATCCTCTTCTATTTTCTTAAGCTCTTCAGCCTCTTTTTTGGCACCATCAATTCTATCCTGAGCTACTTGTGCTTCGAATAACTTAACCTCTTGAGCTGATTCTCTCCTTGCTATTTTAAGCCCTTCTATGGCCTCTATTTGCTCCTTGTATTCATCAGAATCCTTGCCGTGTAGTTTAGCTAAGTGCTTGGCATTTTCTCGTGCTATATTAAGCTCCTCTGTAGCGTTTGCTCTGATCTCTTGAAGCTTCTCTCTTTCAAGTTGAGTTGTATCCTCACCAGCGATCTTACGCATATCAATCTCTTGTTGAAGCGAATCAACAGTTGATTCGCTTACTTTCTTGTTGCTCTCAAGTAGCTTCTCATTTCGCTCTAATTGAGCTTCGGCATAGTCCTCACCAGCATTATCTGTCCATCCGAACCAATCTGTTAAGGCTTTTAAGCCATCAATAAGGGCATTAATTGGAATCATTATCCATTCAAATACCTTACCTATACCATCCATTATAACCTCAAGGAGTCCAAGCTCATCCATAAGGGCTACAATAGCCGCTACAAGTCCAGCAATAACACCAGCAATTAAGAATAATGGGTTGGATAGAAGTGTTTTTCCAAGGTTAACAAAGGTAGAACCAAGTGATTTTAATGACTTGATAGCAGAACCAAAAGTCATTTGCTTTGAAATATTGGCAATACGACCAGCACTCTCAGCTGCAGATTCGAAATCCAAGCTGGCAAGTGAGGACCCAACAGAGCCAAGTCCAGTTGAAATCTTGGTTAGTTCTGAACCAGAGTTGGATAGCTCACGCACCGCATCTTCTGTACGTGCTATTTGTGTCTCTAAGTCACCTGCTTCAAGGGCAAGTTTGTTGAATGTGTCAACATCCTTTGTATCAAGCATCTCTGATTTGATCGCTTCAATACGTTTCCTTGTCTCCTCAAGTGAGTTAGATTCTACTTCTACTTTTATCTTTGCCATTTTCTAATATTGTTTATTATGGTGCATCTGATACACGATCAGCCTCAACCATATTTACTGAGATTAAATCTGTATCTGCTGTACCTTTAACGTTGACGATGTTCCATTTGCTTCCATCCCAGTTATCTGAAGCGTCATCACCCATTCTATACCACGCAAGGCAGTTTGAAGAGTATGCACTCATATCTGATATGTCATATGCATCACCTGAGTTATACATCTCTGTTACCTCAGAAGAGCTGAGGGATTTATCCCAGAATGTGATCTCATCAAGCTCTCCTCCAAAACCTCTTGAAGGTAGGTTTGCTCCGAATCCAGCGAAGTCAGCAGTTGCTACATAACCTCTTTCTGATTCTGTTGCTTGATTTTCAAAGTATTTCTGTGTTGTATTAACCGTTTGACCATCCCAAGCAGTCACTTCAACACCATTAATATACAGCTTTGCAATCTCTGATGCTGTTGTTTCTGAGTGATCATATACAAAGCAGTAGTGAACCCATCCATCAGAATTTGAGAATGTTTGTGTTGTTTGTAAATTAACAGTTTCATTTGTTAAATCATACCGTCCATATACTTTGAATCTATTGCTTGTGTCTAAACTAATTTTAAAGCATCTATCATCACCCTGGTAGTTTTCGTATTTAGCAAATATAATTCTTGTCTCTGAAGCAGCAGAATCATCCACTTTGAACCATCCAGATACAGAGAAGTTAGGAGTTGTGTCTCTAAGTGCTGTATCAATAGCATTCGATTTGTTATCAATTCTAAGGTACTCTATATTTGAAGATGTTAATGTGAAATCAGAATTCATAGAATACGTATTTACGAACGTTGCAGCTGTTAATGTGCTCACATCATACCTTGCACTATAATCACCATCATTACTACCTATGTTTGTACGCACTTGAAACTCATATGCTGTATCAGCAGAGAGTCCTGTGATGCTCTTAGAGCTCGTAGATGCAGTAACTATTGTGCCTGAACCTGTAGAGAATCCATCAAGTCCATACTCAACTTCATATAAATCTGCATCCGCTACAGCGTCCCAGCCTGCCGTAAAGCTGCTTGAATCTATACTTGTAGCTGTTAGGTTGGTTGGTGTTCCAATCGTGTTTGTATCGGCAACTACAAGGCTCGTATAATTAGAGAATGTACCAGCTGATATGATCGCTCTTACACGTAATTGATATGATGTCTCAGGGTTCAAAGATGTGATTTGATATGAGTTTGTAACTGCTGTATCAAAGTTTCCACCCACTCCAGCAGGACCATATTCAACCTCCCAGGATGTTTCTGAGCCACCTGCAGTCCATCCATAATCAAGTGTTGTATATCCTTGTGCTGTACTTGACAATCCTGTTGGAATTGGATATGTAGGTGAGAGTCCATTATCTGCAATTGCATATAGCCACGTACCATTCAGTACAGATGATAGGCCTGCTTCTTGAGCCATCGCTTCAATCCAAGTACCATTTGAAGCTGATGTTGCGCCTAAGTGACGTGCAATAGCTTCTTCCCAGCTACCGTTAACTGGGGATGTAAGTCCATAGTAATCTGCAATCGCTTCAATCCAAGAGCCATTAACTGGCTGTGTTGCACCGAGGCCTTCTGCTATTTGTTGAATGAGTGTATTTGCCATCTTTGTATCTTTATAATGATTGTTTAATATTCAGTATTTGTTTTTTTACTCAGTTGGGTATCTTATAATGACGATTCCAGGTCCGCCACCTTGTGAGCCAATTCCGTAGTTTCCACCCTTTCCACCACCTCCATAGCTTCTAGGTCCACCACCAAGTCCAGCATTACCCTGTGAGGCACCAGAATCACCCTGGCCACCTCCACCACCACCTGAGTAGTATGTTGAAGTTCCATTAATATCAGTTTGCTTTCCGTCACCTCCATTACCGTTTCTTGGTACAGCTGGTTGAGAATCCCCTCCTACTTGGCCAGCACCACCTCCACCACCAGCAGAGGCTCTTGTTTCTACAGATTCAAGACCATCACCACCATCACGGCCTTGTCCAGCAGTTCCACTACCACCAAGACCTATAATATCATCACCACCAGAATTTCTACCAGCAGTACCACCACCACCAGAACCACCATTTCTACCATTTCTACCATCTCCAGCACCACCTGAGTTATATGTAGCACCAGCACCACCTCCACCACCAACAGCAGTAAGTCCTGAGAATGATGAGTCTTCACCATCTTGACCACTTACACCATCAGTTGAGATAGCAGCAGCGCCTCTTGCAGCACCACCTGAGCCTACAGTAACAGAGTAAGTACCTGCTGATATAGGTTGAGATACTTGATGGATGTATCCACCTCCTCCACCACCAGCACCTGGAATTGTAACTATACCATCTATTACAGCAGCGGCTTGTCCTCCTGAACCACCACCTGCAATAATAAGGCAATCTATAACACCATCACCAGCAACTGTAAAGGTGTCATCTGTCTCAAAGGTGTGGATTGTATATCCATTAGCATAGGTTACAACGCCTCCACTACCTGTTATGTTATTAACAAGCCCTGGCATAACACCTGATGTAATAATACCGCTTCTAATTATACTCATTTTTGTGTGTTTTTATTCGTATTCAATAGTTATTGTGTAAGTATATGTTCCATCACCATTATCCTCAGAGCCTCCAGCAGAACCAATTATATCAGACTCTGGATTTGCATATTGAAATGACTGAGTAAGTGCATCGTGAACGAATAGATCATCACCGTAGTTCTCATCTAATTGCTCCTGTGTGTAATCTTGTGTTAGTGTTTCTTTCATATCTTAAATTTTATGATTCAAGTGGACAAGATGAGTTTGCAAGAGTTGATATATCTGCTGGTGACAATTCCTCTTGAAATATGTAACATTCATCTACTTCTAAGTCACCAATACTGGCAGATGAGATTGGGTTTCTATTTACATAGAAAGCACTTGATATATCGAATGTAGCTCCAAGTGTTATATCAGCACCAACTTGTGAACCATCCTTATAAATCTTTACAGTACTTCCATTTCTTGTAAAGCCTATATGATACCAAACTCCAGTTGAATTAGTTGTTGATCTTGCTGCGTTTAAATTATTTGAAAATAAAATATCATTTGCTCTTGGTAGAATCCTCCAACCATTTGCCCCAGTTCTTTTACCAGCAAGTACTGGGTTTGCTTGAGTTGCAAATGAGTTAACTTTAACCCATGCGAAGAATGAAAACTCATTACCAACAGAATCAAAATCACTTGAGTACGCAGCATTACAATAACTACCACCTGCAGCTGTAAACTCTACAGCCTCATTACCAGCGCCATCAAGCTTGGTATCTGTTGTTGTAAACGTTGGTGAGTTGGTTGCTGTAAGCGTATTTGAATTGGCTGAGCTATCTGTATAGTCACCATCAAACTTCCAGTATCCAGAAAGGTTTGTAGTTGAAATGAGAGAGCCTGAGCATCCACTAAGAGCGGGTCCATCTTCTTTAAGTATGTATGGATTTATTAAGTACATTTATATGGTTTTGTTAATTTTCCCTATAATATTCACCTTGGCTCCAGCTCCATCTGAGGCCGTAGATATATCAATCGTTATCTCATCATCCTCGCTTATTGAAGTGCTCGCAAATGAGGTCGTAGATACAACCCTGTCACCTGAGGATAGCGTTAAAGGAGATGATAGGATTGAAGTTCCATTCACATGTACATCAATTGTGGTATCTGTTGAGCCTGATGTTGATAGTGTAAGCTTCACTTTTTCAGCTGTAAATGCCCTTGAAGCAAACGTGGTGATCATATCTGTGCCTGCTGAAAGTGGGCTTGTCTCATCTGATATTGCAATCACATTATCGTAAGGGACATCCACAGAGTTTGATTCTGTTACCACATTTCCATTAGCATCAATACCAAGCGTGCTTATAGATTCGCCTGCTGATGTATCATCTATGTTCAGTTTAGAGAAATATGCTGTGTCATTTGTATCACCTGTTAGATCAACACCAGAAACGAATACATTTCGAACACCAGCTACAATCGTGTTACCAGAACCACCAACAATCGCAGAATTTGTTACATTAGTTTCAACAGTATTTTCAGAATAATCAAAATAATCCCTTGCAGTTGTACCAGAATTTAACACAGAAACTGTCGTTGCAGAGAAGTCATCCACAACCGTATCACCTGTGATTGAAACAGAATCTACATATGCCTTGTCCACAATCGAACGAGGCCCATATGAGGCAGAATAATCAGCATCGTATACCCAAGGTGTTGAACCTGATAAAGTGACTGTATTGGACCCGTATGCTACAGTTGTGTTTCCTGTGATGTTAAGTGGCAGAGATGCGCTTCCAATAATAGGAGCCAAATCAATTGAATATGCATCTGTAGAATCGCTCCTATCAAATAGAATGCTTGTTCCAGATAGTGTTGCGCCAGTTGTGTAATACGCAAGCACATTCAGAGGAAGCTCTATGATTCCATTATCAGTTCTAACCCACATAAGGTCATCAACCGTGTTAAGATAAGCCTCTCCAACCATAATATCTGTTGGAGTCCAATCAGGATATGGTATGGTTGAGCCTGTGTTTATCGTTGGTGTGATGCCTGATATATCAGTCCTCTTGTATAGCCACCTATTTCCTTCTATTCCTGCCATATTTCAATATTTTATATAATTGTTTTTTTCTTGTTAGATGTTTTCGTTCTCCAATCCATATAGATTTGGGTCAATAACGAACCTTGACTTATTGATGGCTCCAAATGTCCTCACAACATTCTTACCTCCATCGTTAATATCTGTGTCATTTGTCTTATCAACAGGATATACGTTATTTAAGCCACCATCTATGATAACTGGCTCTATTGATCTGATTGAACCATCAAGTCCAATATAGGTATTACCTGCGTATATGCCTGGTTTATTTGCAGTCACGCCATCTCCTGTTACAAAGCCTTGGAAATCTGCTGATATTACATTTCCCTTACCTCTATTCATAGCACCAAGTGAGTTGTTTATTGATGTTGCATCGTTTCTTGATGCTACAAACTTACCAACAGCTGGTTTAAGACCTCCAATAATACCTCCGTTTGGAATGTAAGGTACAGGAATTGGTTTATATACACCTGGCTTGTTTGGTCTAACGTTCTTACCGAATCTTGGCAGCGTTAAATCATCCTCAACAGATAGCAGCTCAACTTGAGTTGGCGTATTCTTATTCGCATTATAATCTATGATCTTATTGATGTACCATAAAGACGAGTCCACCTTGATTTTATCATTCAACTTGAGCTCTTGAATATCTGCCTCGGTTAACCAGAAGTAAGCTGTAAGCATCTTTCCTGAGTTGATTTGAGAGAGTGTTCTTCTCCAATAGTTGGTGTATAGATTGTTCGCTGTAGGCTGTCCAAGATTATATGGATAGTAATCAGCTTGCCCATATTCAATTGAGAACTTAGGGTTAAGCGCCTGATCAAACATCGACATAAATGGATACGTTGTAACCGTTGAAATATTCCCTGCAGAGTCATCAATCTCATAAACACCACAGTTCTGTTGCCCTCCATCAATCAAAATTCTAAGTTTATAATCGAGCTTTGCATTTAAAGCTGGTGCATTAGAGTTGAAAGTGGTTGGTAGGTTCATCGTTGGACTGAAGAGCTCCTCTTTTCTTTCAATACCCTTCACGTTTTCGTTCTCAAAAGTCACCTCAACCTGGCCAAATGTCTCTCCTACTTCATCAATATATGAAGATAATAGGAAATCTTTATCATCGTCCTTGTAGGACAATATGATCTTCTTTTTGGATAATTCTGGAATGAATATAACTGATTTCTTGATCTTCTTCTCTCTTTTCTTGGTCCAGTCGTGCAAATCACCATCATCGTAGAACTTGTCTCGTGACTTGTATAATATTTTCACAGGGTCATTCTTATCAATTTCAGCATATAGGTTATACTTTTGATAGATGGCCTTCAAGAAATCAGCCTGCTTTACCTTCTTTGGAATCAGCAGGTTCATTTTCAAAGGAGTACCTGTAATGATTGTGTCCTTTGATGGTGCAATTGTAACTGTAATATCCTTAATAACCAATCTTGGATACATAGGAATCGTGTCAAAACTACCTTGCTTTCTCCAGAATGCTCCAGCACCTTGTGTAGTGAGTGCGTTAATTGCAAATCTTAAATTATCTGACTGGTTTACTGATGTTAAAGTAATCTCTCTTTCAACGTTTCCTGATGCCACAACGTGATCACCTGGTGTCCAAGTGTATGATGACCCTCTTGCTACACCTAATATTTCAACTGTTTGGTTATTATTCAGCAAGTTTATTGTACCTGTACCTTGAAGTGCAGGGTCGATGCTTGTGAATGTTAAGGATGTTGAGCCCTTTAATGAGTTAACCTGGTTGTAAACACGAGCATATGGTGTATGCTTGTTGGTTTGACTTGATGAAAGCACAGCATTTGAAGAGCCAAAGTTTTTGTATACAAGGTCAAATTCAACATTTATTGTGTAGACAAGAGCATTTGGCGCAACAATATCGAACGTATTAAAGTATTGAGATGTTACATTATTATATAAATTCTCATCATCTTGAATCGTTGTTGCTATATCTGGGAATAATGCAGGGATATTTGATACAGCACCCTGTCCATTTGATGAACCATATCCAGAGTTCTGGGTTGAAGCATCTGTGGCAATCACCTTAAACTTCTCAGAGAACTCCTCACCAAGCTTCTTTTTATCTCCAGAGTAAGGGATAACCAAATCGTCAAACCTTACATTATCGTCTGAAATCTCGTCCCAATTGTATGTGTATCCAGCTTCTTCGTGTATCTTATCCCAATACTTCTTGGCATATATACCTGGAAGCAGCTCATTAAGGTAGTATTTGCTATCATCAATCCAAGGCAATACATACTTATAACCATCTGCAATCGTGTGTGAGAATGAACTCAGTATGTTTGCAGTATTATAATTGTGATCATACTCTGATAGGTTAAGGTCCGCAAGTTCATAGTTGTTTACCTCCTTGAAGAAGTCACCAAGGGAGTCCTTGATCTGCACCTCATACTCAACCAGCTCATCCACATTCTCAGACCTGCTCTCAATACCATTAACTTTCAACAAACGAAGGTAGCAGTTATCTATGATCACCACACCGTTCTGTATAATGGCACATTTCTGACGCTTATTGATAGAGAACTTACCAGATTTAACGTTGACCTCGAAGTAGTTATTCAACAAGAGGTTGTTATTCTTGGTCCCTGCAAGCTTTATAGTCTTAGAAAACATACCAGTCCTTGATGATAGATCACGTACGTCTGATATTGAGAAATTTAATGGAACATTAACATCATTTTTAACATCCAAAAATCCTTCAGCTTCACCTTCAAGTAGTTGTATTCTGGTTACATTTGAGTTCATATAATTATATGTTTACAGGTGCATCAAGATTGAATCTTACAGTCACCTTCTTGTTTATTAACGTCTTGTTTTTGCTTCTATCTGTTGGCTTTGTTCCATCCTTAACCGTGCAAGCATACCAATCACCATCAATTCTGATGTATGTATACGGAGAAGAAAGCAGCTCATTAAAATACACACTCATATCATCAGTCATAAAGTTGGTATTAAGCTCCAGTTCCTTATCAAACTCAGAGTGATATGTTGATAGTCCTTGCGAATGTGTTTGGTAATCATCCACATATTGCCTGTATTGTTCTTTGGTTGTGCTCTGTGATTCGAACTTTTTCAACTGAAAGGCGTAAGATATGAATGACCCTTTCCTGTCCATAAACAGAATCTGATCATCATTTATAGCACATCTATTATCCATCACAATTCTCTTCTTTTCTGATATTCTATTACCACCTGAATCAGCTGCCCATATATCATAGTATTCTGTTATTTCTTTGTAAATGAGTGGAAAACCACCTGACAACAATTGAAGGTTTCCGTAATTAGCTGGACCTACCGAGTTATTCTTTAATTTAACAGCGCTGTTTAATGACTTTCTAAATAGATCACCTTCATTATTCTCAAAGTATACGTATGCTGTATCTGTAATTGTATTCAAGAAATTGAACCACATAAATTGTCCTTGAGTGGCTCTGAATTCACTTGGCATATTTGTTAATATCTGAGATGTTGTAGATGATAATACATAGTTTGATAGGCTTCCTCCAGTAGCTGCGTATTCCTTTACACTTTGTCCTACGTTGACTGCATCCATAAATGAGACGCTTTCCATATTGTAGTTCCTTTGCTTTCTGAAATCGGCATACTTAACTGTACCAGGTGAAGCTGGAGCTGATAATGGAAACTTTAAATTTATCTTGATGGTTTTATTTGATATAACTTCTGTAACTGTAAAGTAACCGTTAATCAAATCTCTGTCATCACCATAGGTTGAATCCATCTCAACGAATATCTGATCACCAAGGATATATGTATGTGTTGTATCTGAGGCTCCAGGTATAATACTAGAATCTGTTGTGAGGGAAACAGAGCCTACTGAATCGAATGTATATATATAGTCATCAAATTCCCACTCATAAGCAAACGACTCACCGAATTGAATCTTGTATCTGTAGTGAGCACCAACTGCCTCCTGCCAAGAGGTTGAATCGAAATCAATAAACTTATCCACCTTGTTCTGAAGGATTCTTGAAACATCAAATTTAGCCTTTCCATTATCAAATGGGTTTGGAGCTATGTCCATCTCGATCAATTTATCTGAAGTACCAAAGTCGTATATCTCTGCTATATATCTAAATCCTGGCTCGTTCTTATTGGTTGAATCAAGCTCATAGAACACAGGGTTGTATGCTGCGTGATATGTATCTGGTTGGTTAACTATTGTGATTGCCATCTTGTTTTAATTTTAATATAATTGTTAAATAATTGAATTATGTTTTGATGGTGAATACCTCAGGTCCTGATGATGTCTTGCTCTCTTGAATATATAGGTTTCCATATCTGATTGCATCCATCGCATCATCAAGGTGCTTGACAGGTTCATCAGTCACAATATCCCTAATCTTCTTATACTTGTAGTTCATATACTCATCATGTATATTCTCAGCATTCTCATCCACATAGATATAGTTTATCTTCACAGCGTTGATACCTTTCTGTACAGACTTATTGGCATTAATGGCATAATATCCTGCCTGTTGAATCTCAGCAATCATCTCTGGCCTTGCATAGTCACACACGATCTCCTTGCTCTTATCTACACCCAGCTGATTCATCTTCTCTATTAGACCTGAAGACGTTAAGTAGCTTTGATGTATCACCTCCTCTATATACCTTTCATCTTCGTGGTACCATATCTTCACAAGTGATGTAGGGTGCTGGTATCCAAAATCCAGTCCATACACAAATTTTTTGAATCTATATGGTTTCTCTTTGATGAACTTCCACTTGGTGTATACGTTTATCCTACTGATTGCTTTCTCACCCAGGGCATATATCTTATATAAAGACTCGTCCTTATCCTTGAGGTCTTCAATCTGACGTATGATCGTTTCCTCTAAGAATGGATTATCCTTATATGTACTTTTTATAAAAAATGAATCATCTTCTGGAAGATCATATATCCAAGAATAGTTTGAAGATGGGTTGTAATCAAGAATGAATTTCTCTGTGGTTCTCATATTGAGCTGCACAAAGTCATCCTCCCATAGCTCATTTGCTTCATTCACCCAACATATGTCACGCTTCCTACCTCTAACTTTTTGCTCCGAATCGACAGAAAATAATTCGATGATTGAACCATTAGGGAATTGATAGATGTGTTCTGTCTTGTTATGATTGTGCTGATTGTATAATCCCATATCGTTGAGCACTTCAACAAGGTCACGATACACAGTTGCACGTAATGCAGGGAATGTTTTCCTTACAATTGAAACAGTTTTGTTGGAATTTTGAAGACAATATAGAATGATTGCCTGGCACAACGAGTACGTTTTTGAAGAACGAGAGCCTCCTTGATTGATGATGAATCTATTATCACCGTGGATTGCATCGTAGTTAATTTCAAATACAGTTGTTGCAGCAAGTTTAATCTGCATCTTTATTTCGTTTTATTTGAACATCAATATTAATATCACTAAAGTCCTTGCCATCATCATCCTGCAAGAATAACCCAAGCAGCTTGGCATTCATCTCCCTGGCCTTAATAGCATCAGAAGCCTTCACAACCATTAACATCTTAGAAAATACAACCTCCTCTTTAGCATCAAGCTTCTCCTTCATAGATAGCTCCAGAAGCTTCTCATATGCCCTCTCATGTACCTGGTTAGACTTTAGAGTTGATTCCCTTGTAACATCCAGTTTCTTTGCTGTTTTCGCCTGTTTATCAGCAATATACTTCCGAATCTTAGCATTACTTAGTAGCTTTGATGAGTTAACTTCTGCTGTTGTTTTCTTTTTAACGCTCTTATACACAGACAAATACGCCTTATAGGCGATCATACCATTAGAGAGGTACTCGTCACAGAAGGCCTTATGCTTTGTGGATAGTTTTGACATTACTTCTTTTCTTTTTTGCTGGCATAATCTTTCACTTGCTTTTTAGCAGTTTCCAGATCGCCTTTCTTTTGGGTTATTTTCTTGGAGACGGAGTTTTTTCTTTTCTTTTTCTTTGGCTTATCATCCACATCATCGAATAGAAAATCGAATCCTTGATTAATAAAATTTGGATAATGCTCAGGTTTTACTTGATAGTAATCAAACACAATTGAACCCATCCCTGGTTTTATTCTGGAGATGATTATCCCCTCGTACTCAGTTTTTAATTTTAACATTTCTGTGTGTTTTTATATATAATTGTTTTTATTCTTGCTTCTGTTTTTGGATAAAGCATTCAAGATCATCGAGCATTTCTCTAATTAGGTTATGAGATGAGGTGGAAGAGATGTTAAAATGCTTGGCAATTTTCCTTACAGATGGCTTGGTTCCATTTTGAGCAAATTTGAAATATACATCAAAGAATATCTGCAGGTGTCTTTCCTCTATAGTTTCTCTATACATCGCAAGTGTGCTTTTGCAGTCGTTGTACCATTTCTCATAGGCAATCTTATCATCAAGGTTTGAATCATCTTCGTATTGAATCGGTAAATCTGGCTCTGATGACTGGGTGGCAATCGTTTGTTTATTGAGTTTTGAGTTTGACCAACTTATATTGCGCATTAGGAAGTTGCTCATATAACGCTCTATTGTTTCATTTGAATCAAGTTCTCCCTTATACCTTAGTGCGTGCATATATGCGTGGCTAATGGCCTCAGAGGGCTCGATATTCTTCTCTTGTATAATGATATGTGCTGTAGCTATTTCCTCCAGCCATTCATATCTTTGTGCAAACCATTTATCTACTTCTCTTTTGCTCATATTTATTAATCATCTTTTTCCCACCAGTTGCGAAACATATTATACATATTCTCTCGTTTTGATGAGTTGCAGAAACATCCTGAAATGGAAGTTCCATTATATTTGTTATAAATCTTGGCCAGGTATTTAGCTCCTGGCTTATCTATTGACTCCAGAATCTCTTCTACGGCCTCTTTTTCTTCTATATCTTTCATAGGTGTTCTTCAATTGTTTGGTGGATATAAGCCAAGTATGCAGCTGCTGGAGCGTATAGGGCAATATCCATTAAGGGGATTGAAAGGAATAGTCCTGTTATTATTCCAAGCCATAGTGTTATGCACTTCTGGCAAGTTAATTTCAGTATCCAATCAATCTGTGCTTTCACTCCAAGGGAGGTTAGCCAGGATGTGGCAACCCAACCAAATAGGAACATCATTATTATTGTGATCATTCTTCTAAGTTTAGCATTTCAACCCATTTGTCGTAGTTTTTTAGGACCTTTTGGAATGCAGACTCTGATATGCCTTCCATTTTTTCCTCGTTGTATGGGAAATCTGGGTAGTATTTATTTAATTTATGAATAAGTAGCTCTGTTTCAATCTCTCTGGCTTCCTTTAGAATCGAGCATAACTCAAAATTCTCTTTGTTTATGTACTTGTGCTCGTAGAAACAGAGGTACAATATCCTAGACGCTGTGTTTTTAATTAATTCTTCTGGGGTTGCGTTGCCCATATTGATCTCCATAAAGAAATAGACTTCTCTATCTTCTGTGTCCATCTCATATAGGTAGAAAGATTCGTTTGCAAACTTTATTACTTCTTCTGTTGTCATATCAAATGTCATCTTGCGATTTTTTTAGGTTCTCTATATAAATAGCAAATAAAGTTTCATTCGATTGAATCTCTGTATAAGTAAAATCTTTGAGACTTATTTCTTTACTTTCACTTTCGTACCAATCAAGCATCTCTGAAACGTAGGTATAATCAGGGTTTCCGAAGGCTCTGATTTGGGTTTTGCGTGAGGGCTTTTTATTTTCCTTATTCATAATTGTTTTGGTTTTTTAATTAACTCGAAAAAGTTTTATTATTTTTTGTCGTTATTCGAAATTGCTTTCTTTTTTAAATAAGTCTCAAAAAGTTTTAAAGTTTTTTGCCCTTATTCCAAATTGAGTTGTAAATGAAATAAGGGCGAAATACTTTCATCATTTTTTTTGGTTATTTGAATTTGAGTTTATAAAGAAAGAACTGTAGTGATCTCTGCCTGGGTGGTTCTTCTTATACATATGTTCTGATAGGTAATTGAAGTGAGGGAAACAGAACTTGTGCTCGTAAAATGTAGATGACTCAATCGGTAGAGTGGCCATCATCTTTGTTTTTCTTTCTCCATTCTGGGCCATAACGCTTTTCTTTGACATCCTTGGAGTGAAATCAGGTGTAATCTCATCCAAATCGAACATAGCTACACCGTCTTTAAATATATTGACATAGTATTTCTTCATATAGATGCCGTTCTTCTCGTATTGAAAGTCTTGAATAGTATCGAGCGCAACAAATTTATCTTCTTGGAGGAACCATCCATCCTGTTCCCAGGAGTTCCAGTCTCTGACTTTGATTTCTAACAGCATTCTTGTGCCTCCTGAATTGATCACAGCATCCCATTTGGAGTATCCATTAACAACAGACATCTTTTCTATTTCAAAATCCCCCTGGAGATTCTTAAAGTGGAGCAACATTTCTCTCTCTCGTATGCTGCTCATTACAAATATATCTTTCATCTTCTCTTTATTATACATATGCAGAAAAACTTTTTGTTCGGTGTTTTTACAATATTTCTTGCAAATATTTCTTAATTTTTTCGTTTTCTTTCATCAAACCAGTCACCTGCTGGATGATTTGTCCAACCCTGGTAGGCGTTAAATCATACATTTCTCCGATCTCATATATCTTATTTCCATTTAACCACTCTAAATAGATGTCCATATACCTTTTCTTGAAATGCTTGTGATCTTTCTTTATCTCTTTGTAAATCAAATCGTAGTTGATTTGAGGCACTTTATATTCATTTTTGTCTTCCACATCAAATGAATCACCATCCTCGCTTAATGGGGCATCTATGTG